TTGTACTCATCAATGCCCGGTGTCGACGAGGTCGCTGTTCAACTGAACAGACTGGTCGAACACGCAGCGAATACCTCTGACCGACGCGAGATAGCCGCTGCTCGAATCAGTGAAGCTCTCGTTAAGTTCGAGGACTTCGGCGCAGCAGATACCGAACCGCGTCACGTTGCACTCACCATCCTCAAGCGTTGCTACCCGTCGTAATCCGCCAACAAAAAGCGTCGCAACTCACAGCAATCTGTTGTCGACTGTCGTAGTTCCCAATCAATTCCACTTGCAAAGGAGACGATGATGAGGATCATCATCATGTTCGGTCTCGACCATGTCGAGCGTAATCAGCAAGCCGCAGAATCAGCACGCTTGCTCAACGACCTAGCCTTGAAGATGAATCAGGCTGGTCTGACTCCCGGCACCAGTGTCGTCCTCAAGGACGAACAAGGTAACCGCGTCGGCATTGCCGACATCCACGGATAAGGAGAGCCATGAATCTCACCACTGTTACCGGTGTAACCGAAGCAATCACCAAGCTTCTCTCCGAGAAACCTAAAGACAAGCCCAGTCCACAGATGCTCGCGGCACTCGACGCTGTGGTCGGGCTGGTCGAGAAGAAGTACAGCAACAACGCCAGCGTCACCGATGCCATGCAGAAGGTACGTACTACGTTCAACTTGAAGCCGGAGGCTGACTCACTCAACGGAGGATAACGAAATGCCAAAACCCTACGACAACGGCAAGATCAAGATCGGTCTGTTGTGGACTCCGCCCCCACCATCAACCGACTTCGACATGGAAGCCATACAGAAAGCCCTGTGTCCACCTAGCCGAAGGCTAGTCAAAGCGCGGTTCGAGTTCATCGCTGCGATCATCAAAGAGTGGGGGTCAATCGTCCTCGTACTGATGCTGCTTGCTGTTGTCCTGTCACCCTACACCATCACCACTGCACTTTGCTCACAATAAGGAGTTCTTATGAACGCATACTTGATCGACCCATTTACGCAGACCATCACGCAGGTCGAGCACAGCGGTAACTACCGACAGATCTACGATCTGATTGATGCCGAGGGATTTGATCTGGCTCGGATCAACGAACATGGCGATGCCATCTACGTCGACGATGAAGGTCTGCTTCGCGATAAGGCTCAGGCTTTCTTCCATCACAAGGACTACCCGCAGCCTTTGGCTGGCAAGGGGCTGGTACTTGGTTGCGATGACGAGGGCGAGTCTGTTGCGCCGACCGTCACTCTCGCCGACCTCGAGCGTGACATCACTTGGGTGATGCCCATCCGCATCAACGGTGGCGATGTCATGTGGGTGCGGTCATGAATGCGCCCCATCTCACAACTCACGGGCTGCCTAGTGCAGCCCTTTCTTTTTCAGGAGGGCTTATGGAATTCGTTACACACAACTCGCAGGACATCAACATTAACGGCTCGCATCTGCAAGGGTACGTCGACGCAGGGTATGACGAACTGCTGACTCTGTTTGGCAAGCCGCACGATGGCGACGGATACAAAGTCGATGCCGAGTGGAGCGTACAGTTCTCCGACGGTACCGTCGCCACGATCTACAACTACAAGAATGGACGTAACTACTGCGGCAGTAGCGGTACTCCGAAGCAGTCCATTACCAACTGGCACATCGGTGGGTTCACCAAGCAGGCGGTGGACAACGTGCAGATTGCCGTCGATCTGTTCCGAGAACAGAAAGCACCAAAGCCAGAGACCAAAGCAGAGGAAGCTTTCGACACCGCTATCGCAATGATGGAGATGATACGCAAGACAAAAGGTCGTGAGTACGCCGATCTCGTTGAGATCGTCATGCTTGCCAAGAAGCAAAGCGATCTGTTGCACGTCGTAGTTTCAACACTGGTAGAGGAAGACATCATGCCTGCTGAAGTGGCGAACATGATGGGCAAGGTCAACGCTGCGATGCTATCGAAGGTCGTGCATAAGTTTTGCCGCGTCGCTCAGCTCAGTAGCGAAAGACTTGTCGACGAAGCAAGCGAGTGGGCTGATCGGCTGCTGGAGTACGAACAGAAGGGGGCGAAGGAGTTAGTGGAGGAACACAAACGTAAGCACAAGGAGAGTGACGAATGATTGAACTCCGCATGGAGCGGGGCTTCGTCTCATTAACAGTTGCCGCCGGTCTGTTGGGGGTCACACGCCAGCGAATGCACCAGCTACTAAAAGGTGGACGTATCGCAGGGGCGTTCCTTATGGACTGCGGCGATGGTCAAGAAAGGTGGGTCGTCCCCCGCAAAGAACTCAACCGTGAAAGGATCAGACATGAACGCATCAAACAACAAGCGCAACGCGCACTCCACAAAGCTGCGACGCAGTCTGCGTAGCCTGTGTGCAGGACTCCTGCTGCTTTGCTCAGCAACTCACGCGGAGGAGTGGATGGAGACCGTCAACGAAGCTGGCGGTAAGATCCTTTTTCTCAACAGCTTGTGTACTGGCAGCACAACCGGACGCATGGTCATCGCCACCATGCGCGATGGCGGTACGATCCACGGCTGCTGGTACTTCTTTGCCGATATGGTTCACGTTGTGTGGATAGGACAGAATGGCAAGACGTCTGCTTACGACCCTAGAACTTTGACTTACAGGAGGGGCGAGTGACCGACGCTTTTCTACGCAGTGATAGTCAATCCGCCATCCACTAATCTGTCATGCAGACTGTTGATTGCTCGTGTTTGCAGCGGCATCCAAGCACGAAGCACAGTCGACCGCCATGAACACACCTTGCGATAGCTCACACCTCTGTCATCTGCGATTGCCCGGATCGATGGTCTCCGGGTAACCCAGTGGCAGAGGACGATGAGCAACTCACCCTTCCCCATCTCCCCCACCTGTGGCAGCAGGAGATCGCTCAACTCACGGATCGCCTGCGCCCTATCCTTCCCCCGGCCATACATCGCCAGCACTGAACACTTCTCCGCTGCTGGCAATCTGTTCACTTGGTTCACAATCATTGCAGCCTGAGCATGAAGATCCATTGGACTCAAGTCTGCCGAGTTCGTGCCACGCACCTTCATCGGATCAGAGCGTGAGTATTCCTGTCGCTCGGAGATGTTGAACGCAAACCTCACGGCTTGCTCGGCTGACCTGAACTCCATTACTTCCCCTCTCCAAGCAACCAAGCCCACGCCTCGACAGTACCCTCCACCGTGTAGATGTAGGAACTCCATGTCTCGGGATGGCTCAACCGCATCGGCCAGACTGCACGCCACGAATCTTTGTCACGCCGGTAAAACAGAACCGGCTTCTCACCCTCCGCCTTCGCCTGCTCCACCGCCTGCCGGTACCACTTGATGATGTCTGCCCGACCCACGCTGCCGTACCGCTTGACCTCAATCGACCAACCCGGCACGCCTAACAGATCGGAGTCCCCGTCGTGCTGTCGTACTCGGCGTTGACAGTCCAGCCCGGTGTGATCGCGGATCAACGCTGCCACCTCACGCTCTCCGCTCTTGCCCTTCCTCCTCGACATCCCACTCATGCCCTGTCCTTCTTGAATTTCGGGCCACGCTTCTTCGGCTCGGCGTCCTTTGAAATCTTGGCCAGCTTCTGTTCAATCACTTCCGGTGGTGGCAGTTGCACAATCTCACCGGAGATACCCATCACAGCCTCCTCCCATTTGGCCGTGCGCTTGATACGCGGATCGATGCAGACCCCGATCACCTCGCCCTTGAATCTGTTCGACCGAATAAACACAGTCTCCGGGTGGTCACATACTCCCGCTCGCATCATCGTTTTCTTGTAGTCAGGCGTACAGTCGCGGCAGTGATTGATGTACCCGGACTCATCCTTGCGAGAGATCATGCAGGCGGCAACGTACTCGCGCCACTTCGTGTGTGAGCTAAAGCACGAAGGTGCATCGTAGGTACAGAGCCCCTCGTTCACCGTCTGTAAAAACAACTCACGGATCGCGCCGTCCTCGTGATCCTTGCATACGCCAAAGATACTGCCTTGGTTTTCACATCCCTTAAATACGCATATCTGTTGGCCGACGGTCAGCCGCAGGTTAATCAAAGCGCATCCTTCCCTCATGGATGGCCTGCAACATGGTCACTGCTGCGTGCCAAATCTGTTGCCCGTTCACTTCCTCCCACCCCGTGACGTTGTGGTGGACGGCGTCGTGACAGTTGCGACAGAGAGGGATGACGAAATAGTCAGGCACCTTGGAGCCCATGCCCTTCATGCCAATACCCGTTGGATGATGTGGATCATCCGCAGGGCGTTCGCAGGAAACGCATGGCAAGGTCTTGACCCAGTCCATGTACGCACGATCTTCAATGCGTCCTGTGTACCCAAGCGCCAAGGCTCGAGTGAATGTCATGCCGAACGGAATGGGTTTCCTCACCGCTCCACTCCATGCAATCTGTCGGCCACTAGCTTGGCGTACCCTGCGATGTCGTCCCAGCTATCGGCGTAGTCGGCGTCGCCGTTAATGATCCTCGCCAGCTTGTGACAGATCATCTCGATAGCTTCCTTCTGGTCTGACTCCAACCACTTGCTGCGTGCTTCACATGCGTGGCGCACAACATCCTTCAAATCCTGCGACACCTCGGCGTGCTTCTTAAACGTACCGTACCGTGCGCCGCGCTCACTTAAGATCTGTTTTGTTGTCACTGGGTCGTTATTCATATTTTTCCCTCATCCAAACGTAGGCCACCAATGCAAAGATAAACAACAAGATGCCAACCATAATCATGGCAAGGCCGACAGCAGGAATCATCAATGCGCTCATCTCAACACCGTCGCTTCGATAAGCTGATTGGTGGTCGTGTGGAAGGTCAAGCGCAAGTTGGGACGTCCACTCATCTTCGCCACTACTTCGTCGCGCTCGTACACCACGCGCATGTCCCAGACTGAATGCTCTTCAGGCTTGATGCGGTACTCGCTATCCTCATCCCATGTTGGTTTGTCTGTGTCTTTCCACCGTTTCCAGCGTTTTGCGAACACCTGAATCTGTGCGCCTCCTGCCCATGCACGGATCAGGTCTGCGTGTTTGTGTTTACGCGCCATACGCCCTCCTCTCTGCACGCTCATTTGCGTTCTGTGTTTGCCACACTGCGACTCCCATCTTCGCTACCTCGAGCTGCCACCTCAGCTTTTCTGATTCGATGGTTGCCAACTTCAGGTCTTCCAACAGCTTTAGGTATTCCGGGTGCGCTCTTGCATCGCGCTCTTGTGCAGTGACTGCGGTGATGCCTCTGCTCTCCATGTCCTTCATAAGAATGGCGAGCTTGGACTTCTTAAATTCTTCAAGGTAGTTGCGCTCGCCGTATGCCGAAGCAAACGCTTCGCTCATCGATCTCAACTCTTGCAGTCGTGCTTCTACTTTGTCGCTCATCTCCTCCTCCCGCTCTTTGTTGTTTGGACTTTGGCCACCGTCTCAACAGACGGCTTCACCAATCTGTTGGGGTCGACATAAGATTTCTTACCCACCTCATGTCCCGTCTCCAGATCTTTTGCCCAGATCAGCTTGAGATCTGGGAACACTGCACGCCACTCGTCCATCATCTTTGCGACGTTGGGCATGAGTTCTCGGTTGCGCTTCCTCTGTTCTTCGGTGTTCATTCGACGAACCTCAACCATGTGTTGGTGTGCGACTCTCTGAACTGCAATGTCTTGTCGTCGAACCACAGCGACAACAGACCTTCGAACTCGCCGTGCCGTTGCTTGTCCACGTACAGCCCGTGCGTGGGCTTGTCATCCCCGTCACCTTCCTTGCGCGGGAACTTGTAGACGGTGAGGAAGTTGTCGCACTGGTCGACGATGGCACCCGTTCCCTTGGCGTCTTGCTTACCCGGGCGTCGGGCTTCGTCATCACGCTTCCTCGAGTGATGCACAAGGTGGATGTGGATGTTGAGATCCTTGGCCGCAGCACAGAGTTGACCGATGAACCGCTTCTGTCCGTTGTAGTCATCCTCGTTGGCGACCACCTTCATCAGGCTGTCGATGACGAACTGGTTGATACCAAGCTGCTCGGCGCAGTAGTAGATGACGCCTAAGATTCGCTCCGGGTTGACCTCACCCTGCTGGTCGTACAGGAACAGGTTGCCCTCGAGGGCGTCCAAGAACTTGTGCACCAGTGGCTCGTCCGGGTACCGCATACCCAACGCTTGAGAAGCCATACGACGCAGGGTCTTCTGCGGTTTCATCTCGAAGCTGGCAATGCAGACCTTCTGTTGTTCACGCAACAACAGGTGCAGCATCACGTAGCCGGTGCACATGGACTTCATGTGTCCGTTAAAGCCCGTCCAGATCGACACCTCGCCCGGGCGAATGAGAAACTTGTCGTGACTCTTTGGCCACGGCAGGGTAAGGCCGTGCCGCTTCTCGTCGCCGAAGAACTCCTCGATCAGATTCTGGCGGAACCCGTCAGCGGTTTTGATGCGACCGATGTCTTCTTCCCGCGCCGTTAGGTAGGCATCAAAGTCCACAGTCTCTTGGCGTAGGCGTGTGGATCGACTCTCATCCAGTCGGAGCGCGACCTTCTCGATGCGTGTGAGGCTAGACATCGGCCATCTCCAACGCCTCGAGGACGCGAGCGGAGGCGGCCTGCAAGCGCGAGCGATCCTCGGGTGACAACTCGATCCCCCTCGCCATGTCTGAGGCGCACACCGCCACGACGCGAGCCTCGAAGGCAATAACCTTCAGCAGATCGGCGGCGATGAACCGGCGACGTACCGGTGGGCGGTGATCTCCTTCCTTGGGTGGGAACAGATCGGACAGATCTACACTCAAGGCTTCGGCGATTGCCCCGATGGAGCAACCTGCGAAGCAGTGCATAAGAATCGTGCCGTCTGCTGTTTCCCGAATCGTCATCGACGGTGAGCGGTCTTCGTGAGCAGGGCAGCAGGCGACCCAGTTGCCGTTGCGGCCACGGACTTTCTTGAGATTGCCGAGGATGGTGTCGAGGTTCGGGTTCATGCCGCCCTCTTTCTCAACAGGTACGACATGATCTTCGCTACGTCGGCAGGCTTGCCGGAGCGGTTCTTGTAGATGCTCTCGGTCTTGCGCTCGACGCAACTCTTGCAAACCCAACGGGCGGTGCGACGGGTGGGTTTGTAGACCCCGCCTTCAGTGGAGCGATCTGACTGGCAGCTTGTGCAGAACCGGATGCTGGCGATCTCTGCGCTCATATCGCCCCCCGTAGCTCGGCGTCCCAGTCAAATCCCTTGGAGTCCGCCTTGTCTCGAACCCACTCAGCTTTGAACCCACGCCAGCTACGCTCGACGCACATGGTGAGCGCAGCCTCCACACTAATCCCGGCTTTGGCCGCTTCGCGCTTGATGCCGGTGGCCGCGAGTTCGGTGATCGGTGCGCGAAGGGAGCGGCGTACCTTGATGAAGGATTCGAGGACTTCTGGACTTACGTCAGGAAAAAGATCCGCCACCTGTGGCGTATGTTTTTCTTTCTTTACTTTATTTAATGGGTAATGGTTAATGGTTGCTATTGGGGTGGCATTGGGGTGGCTATGGGGTGGCAATAGGGGGGCTATAGCCTCCCCATCTTTTTCCACAACAGACTCCTTGTTCTTCCAACGCTTTTCTGCACCGCGACGTCCATCTTCAGCGAGCTTGCGGTACTTGATGATCTCTTCGTCCGCCCGTTTGTTGTGCCAACCATCCGCTTCTTGCGTAAAGAACTCCCGCAACACCATCTCGACGGTCTCTGCGGAGGCGCGGATGCGCCGCGCCACATGGTCGACGTCGGGGAACGGACGCTCGGATTGGTAGTACAGGTCGAGCATCCGGCGGTAGGCCAGATCCTCGGCATCCGTCAGGTGTGACGTATGACTGAGGTAATCTTTGACGTTCCAGTAGTAGTAGTGCATCCGTTCTCCCGAGCCCTTTCAATCGAACCCCGTAAAGGGGGTGGAAGCCCGGGTGAAAGGGAGTAAATCCCCCGGGCGTTCGGTCTCGGGAGCGACCCGTCACCTATCCACAGAGAACAAGTTTCCTTGTTTTTTAAATTCGGTGCAACACTTTTCGCACAAGGCAGCTTGTATTACGCTCAAATTATTTGCATTCCTAACAAGTCGGGCTTAGTATGAGCTTGTTGCAACAGACTGGAGAAACTATGGCTACGCTGGGAATGCGCGTCCGCAGGCTACTCAAGGAACGCGGAATGACGCAGGCGGAACTTGCTCGCGCCGTGGGTACCAAGCAGCAAACCATCAGCTATCTTTGTGCCGCTGAACACGAGGCTACAGCCTCGCGCTACACCATCAAGATTGCAGAGATCTTGGGGGTCAACCCGAATTGGTTGGCGACCGGCGAGGGCAGCCCCCGAGACCCGACCGTCTCCATGAGTACCAACGGTACGCCGCACAAGTTCCACAGCGTGCCGATCTTCCGTGGCCACGATGAGGCGTTACGGTTTGCACGCGGCGATCCGCAGGAGCCGAGCGGTTACCTACTGACTGACCGGGGAACCCCGGGCAAATGCTGGGTATCAGAAGCTTCGGAGCCGGGGCGCAGCGGCGTTGCCGTTCAAAACGGCGACCACTTGTTTTTTGACAGATCATCAACCCCGCGCCCCAGCGATACCGTCATGGTGATGCTAGACAAGAAGCTCATGGTGCTGGGCACCTATCGCGTGCGTGGGCAGGGCTATGAAGTCATCCCGCTCAACCAAGACTTCGATGTTGTTCACTCCGGCAAAAATGCCCACATTGTGGGCGTGATGTTCGAGCGTCGGTTCTACGGTGCGTTACCGAGGTAGCAACAGATCACAGATTTTCCCGTTTGTTTACAACAAGTTGCACACTTCAATACAAATATCCTTGTCAATCCAACTGATTCCCATGATAATCATTCCCGAAAGCAACCAATTCACTGGTTACGGGAGACAAGATCATGGAAGATACCAACTTCGCCAAGTTGCGAGCCGTCAACGTCAACGAGTACGTTGAAAAGAAAAACAACCTCTCTTACCTAAGCTGGGCGTTTGCGGTTGACCAGCTTCTCCAGCGCGATCCCACTGCGACGTGGGAGTACAAGTTCGGCAAAGAAAAAAGCTTCGATCCCGACGGTCGGTTAATCGAAGACGACGTTCCCTACGTGCGCATTGGTGCCACCGCGATGGTGTTTTGCACCGTCCGCGCCTTCGGTGTTGAGCGCACCGCGCAACTGCCGGTGATGGACTACAAGAACAAGCCCATCCCGAATCCCGATTCCTTCCAAGTCAACACCGCCATGCAGCGGTGCTTGGCCAAGGCCATCGCCCTGCATGGTCTCGGTCTTTATATCTACGCCGGGGAAGACATCCCCGAAGAAGAGAAGAAGCCCGAGCCGCCTGTTGCTGAAGTCACCGTCGACGAAGTCACGCAGGCCAAGGAACTGTTGGCCAACTGCAAGACAGTCGAAGACCTGCGCAAGGTCTACGAGACCTTGAACCCCAAGCTCAAGGCGGTGTGCAAGGAGTACGCAACCGCACTGTCGAAAGGGCTGGAATGAGTCGAGAGAACATCATCAACATGGCAAAGGAAGCCGGTGCGTTCCATGAGATGCGCCCACTGATTGAGCGTGAGTACTGGGTGTTTCCGTGTATCGATGACTTAGAAGCCTTCGCTGGGCTGGCTGCTGCGTACATGGTTGCTGCTGCGGTCAACGTGCAACGCGAGAAGGTAGCGCGATGGATGATTGCCAACGGCTACGCCACTGGTCA